GAGCATTGTTCTCGGATAATGCGAAATATATTCGGTAAGGGAAAGGGGAGGAGGGCGAACGATAATAGATACGAGTCTTACGTGAGATCCTCCGTCCTCTCATTAGGGGCGTGTATGGAAAACTCTCGAAAGAATGGTGGAAACAAAGGGCTGTCATTATGGACCCGCGAGGAGTGGATGGATCTTCATTCCGATGAAGTGAAGTTTGCTGATTTACTCGGGGATCTTGAACGCAGGCCGCTTGTACAATACAGGCTTGTTGTAGACTCAGGGAAGGGCCGCGGGATAACCATGAACGAAGGTAATCATCAGGTTTTGCGTCCATTGCACAAGCTGCTATATGACGGAATCTCTGGTGAGAGGTGGTTATTACGGGGTGAAGCAACTAAGGATCGGTTTCGACAGTTCGGAATGGTGGAAAGAGGAGGGTTGTTTGTGTCGGGGGATTATACTTCCGCTACGGATAACCTAACGATTGAGGTTGCAGAATGTCTCCTTCGGACGGGATTCGAATACCTTGATGTTCCTACCCATATTAAGAGGTTCGCTCTTCGGTCGCTTCGGGTAGATATACTCGATAGCCAGGGTAATATGTGGGATCACAAAAGGGGTCAACTCATGGGTTCGCTCTTGAGTTTTCCGCTCCTTTGCCTGCAGAATTACTGTGCATTCCGTTGGTTCGTCTCACGTGAAGAGGTTAGTGATGACCTTGTGAGGATAAATGGAGACGATATTGTCTTCCATTGCAGGACCAAGACCGTTTGTCAACGGTGGATGACCGGGGTGGGTGAGCTGGGACTGGAACTTTCACCAGGAAAGACTTTCGTACATCGAAACTTCTTCAGTTTAAATTCGACGTATTTTTGGTTTTCTCCGGGGTCTAGGAGTCGTATTCTTAGTCTTCCGGTTGTTCGTTTCGGGTTACTAAAATTGTGTCGGGGAGGAGAGGTCGGTAAGAATTTTAATTCTTTCGTCCGCCCTGTGGTCGGCCAGTTTAGATGGGGGGCAATCCAAACTTTTTATAGACGCCATCGTAAGGTGTTTAGAAGAGGAAGGGTGTCTCTCTGCCGTCAATTCCCTGAAGGTCTTGGGATGAAGATCTTGTCAAGCGAACTGAGAGCCTTAAAACTCTTGGGGAAGGAATTAGAGTGGTACAACCGAAAGGATTCGGCTGTCCCATTGGTTCCAAAGCTTAACAATTTTGAAATATCTCCTGACTACAAGTTTAAAACAGTTGAGCATCAACTCGATGAGGCTGGTCGCCGTGAACAGATAGAATTGTTCATTGACTGGCATTGGTCAACTGATTTAAAGATAGGTAACTCGAAGGAACGAGATTTCCGATATGTGTCGAATTTTGAGTCCCGTGTGATGTATGACGATCCTTACGTAAAGGTCCTACAAGATTTTCCTCGGGAGAGCGAACTTGGAAGGTTCGTGACCGTTAAAAACTCTGATCGAGTTGGGTTTTCTTGGACTGTGGGTCACTTGGTATCGGAGGGGGATAGATATATCTCTGAAACGATGCTAAGAAAAGATCATGCACGAATTTGTGAACAGATAGACGAGGATGCTCTATCTGCTAACGATTCCACGGAACGAAGGGAGCGTATTTTAGTTCGGAAAAATATTCTCAGGAACGCTCTTGAGAAAAGTGTCGATTTTTCTGGAATTGAAGCGCTCGATTTGGCTGTTGATCCAGAACGTGTTAGCGTACAGAGAGGAACTTTGTGTGCTTTCCGTCTTGGTGATCAAGTCGCGTTCGACTCTAATGGTGCAGAAGAAAGCCATGACGTTTCACAACTGTTGGTCAATGCGTACCGATGGAAGTGGGGCGGAAGCGAAGCGGAGTGATTTTTTCTTATATTGCGATATAAGATTAGCCTCTGTTAGTTTATAAGGGCTGCATCTAGGAGAAG